ATATTAATGTTGCTGGTCTCGTCACAACTACGGCTATACATGTTGTCCCTGCTAACACGTCTGAGTCTTCTCAGGCTGCTATCATCGGACGCGTGTTGAAACCGCAGCCTTTCCATGACGCTACTAAATTTGATCCAGCCGTGTTTTCTGAATTTGAGAAGTATGTTATGGACAACATTGATGAGTTTCTTCCTGGATTTTCTGTTGCTCCCGTCGTTGCTACTCATTTTGATACCTGGCGTGCTCGTTTTCCTGCTGCCATTTCTAAGGTACATGATCAAGCACGCAAGGAAATGCTCATTTATGATATCAATGAACGTGCCTTTGCTAAACGTGGTGGTTTTCTAAAAGCAGAACTCCTTTCTAAGTCATCAGTTCTTGGTGACTGTGAATGCACCCCTCGTCTCATCCAATCTGGCTCTCGTCACCACAATGTCGTTACCGGTCCCTTCTCCCATGCGTTTTCAAAACGTCTTGCCGAGGTGTGGTCTCCGGAAAATGAATATGGTCCTGTTTATGCTAGTGGTTACACTGCTGATGACCTTGGTGCATGTATCAAACGTTACAATGTCAAACACCCAAATGCTACCATCTGGGAAGGTGACTTTGATAAATGGGATTCTACTCTACATGAGCGCTTATTGAAACTTGAAGCCTGGGTGTTCGCATACTCTGGTGCTAACAGTAAAGTCCGTGCTGCCATGAAGGCTGCTATCAACACATATGGTTCCGACAAGTTCGGAAACAAATTTTCTGTTGTTGGTACCAGACATAGTGGTGACCAATACACTTCTTGTGGAAATTCATTTCTGCAGGGGGCGTCTCTTACTTACTCTTTCGCCAAAATCGATTCATTGCGACAAAACCCAGATGGTTCTCAGCCACTCCTATCGCCAAAACTAATTTGGGAAAAACATCATTTGTTGTTCCCTGTGTTGGGTGATGATAATTTCATCATGGGTGATCCTGAGTTCCTCCACAACGCTCCTCTCAAACAGATTCTCCTGACACTTGGTCTTGAACTCTCTCCTAAAATATTTACTTATGCTGAGTTTGGTCCTACTGCTGTTCATCGTGCCTCTTTCTGTTCGTCTAGGTTTTATCCCACAAATGACACTTTTGTTCTGGGCCCTTGCATTGGCAGGGTTCTCTCGAAAGCTGGCTATTATGTGAATATACCCGAGAAAATCAACCCGCTTTCAATTGTTAGGGGTGATGCACTTGGTCGTATTCCCGATTGCCATTTTGTTCCGTTTCTTAATAAGTACTGGACAAAAGTTGTCTCTCTTACTAAAGGGATTAAAGCCGTTCTTACTGACGATATGAAGAAACAAATGCTCCACAAACCGCGGCCTAGTGCCCTCTTTAATGCTGATGAATCAACATATGCCATGGTTGAAGCTGTTTACGGCCTTACCAAGGTTGATGAAGAAAAATATTCTTCACTCCTTGCCGGTGTCACATCACTTCCTTTCCGTGCTGATTTTGCTCCTCTTCACCGTGCTATGGTTATTGATGGCATTTGTGATGATGTTCTTGATATCGCACAGGTTGATCCTTCCACCGTTGGAAATTCTCGTAGTGAAAAACCAAAATCAACAGTTGGTGTTCCAACGCCCTCTGTTGTTTCTGGTCTTCCGATCGAAAATGAATCCAAGGTTGAAATCATTCGTGATAATGGCTCCTCCGTTACTGTTGCCGTTTTTCCTGCGTCCTTTAAGGTTCCTGTAAAACCCATCCCACGTCCTCGTTCCGATATTACTTATTGCAAAGTGTGTATAAAACCACTTGTAGTTTGTGATTGTGGTGATACTGTTTTCAAGAAACCCCGAACTTCTTTTCTTGATTTCTTGTAAGTCTTGACAATCATACCAACCCTCAGGGTCTATATGTGGCTGAAATATGCCAATGATCCCCCTTTGGTCTTCAGGCGTGACATTTATGTTTTCCTGTTAAGATGGTTCTTGTCTCTTCCTACTCGTTTTCTTGTTTTGATCTTCTTTCCTCTTCTTTCTTTTCGACTTAGCATATACTCTTTGGCCAGAGTGCTTTGTCGCCCAACCACCGTTATCGTAAAATCCCGGTGTCCAGTTCTAAGGCTGGAATTCCACAAATGGCCACACATACATCTACATTTATCTTGTCACATCTTCATGACACCTGTGTATTTGCTTTGTGATTTGTGTAAATTTTGAAGACGATAACCATTTGCAGAGTATCGAGCTACTGCATCTTAGTCCTTAATTCGGCTCCACCTTTTATTAGGTCTATCCCATAATGACTTTTCCGTGTGACAATACGATGGATGACAACGTTGCGGTTGTCAGGCGTGCCGGCAATCCTAAATTTTCGCCTATGCTCTATAACATCCCCGCAGTTTGTTGCTATTCGTTTTGTCCGTTCTGTTGAGTCGAGGCTGATCCCCTCTTCCATTGAACTATCCTATTCCTACCTTACCGGTTTTCCGGTCTATTTCACCTCCTAACCCTTTCTCGTTAAACCGGAGTCCCTGGTATTCCTCTCCAACCATGCCACCAAAAGCAGCTAAAGCTAAAAAGAAGATGAAGCAAGTTGCTAAGGTTGTGCAAGCCGTTAAAGCTGTTGAGAAGATTGCCAAGAAGGGCGGTACCACCGCTAAACGCTCTCTGCTTCACAATCCCGCAGGTGCGTTGAAAGGAAAAGGAAGTTATGTAGGTGACTTCCTTTCCTCCATTCCTCAAGTGGTCGGCGGCCTTACAAAAGGCGGCAGTGCCCTTATGAATGGTGTTGGTTCCCTCCTCTCTGGTTTTGGTGATTATCGTGAACGTGCTGCCAAAGGCAAATACATCCCTATGGCTATCGGTGATGGTGCTGGTGGTGGTCCTGGCACCTTTGTTGGTGCTGCTGCCCCCCGCATTCGTCACCGTGAGTACCTTGGCAACGTTTACTCTTCCGTTGAATTCATTACCACCATTTATCCCATTCAAATTGGTGTTCCAGTCATGTTTCCCTGGCTCAGTACAATGGCCGACTCATTTCAACAGTACCGTATACATGGTGCTGAACTTTACTACGAAAGTACCAGTAGTAACGTATCAGCCACCACTAACACAAGTTTAGGTACTGTTATGATGTCTACCCTTTATGCTGTTTCTGAGCCTACATTGACAAATTCCAAGGAAATTTTGAATTCAGAGTTCACTACATCGGAAAAACCAACAGAAAATTTTTATCACCCCATTGAATGTGATCCCGCCAAGACCACTATTACTAATCTTTATACACGAGGTGTTTATGCCCCTCAGACTAGTTTTACTGATCTTGGCAATTTCCAGATTTCCACTGAAGGCATGCAAGCCGACGGTGTTCAAATTGGCAAATTGTGGATTACTTATGATGTTGAGTTGATGAAACCAACACTGCCCGTTACGACAGACAATTACTGTCGTTTCTCGGGCATAACTGGTTCTTCTGCCACTTTTCCTGGTGTTTACCTCGCCCTTGATCAACCATTGCAGCCTGTTGCAACAACATTTACCGGCCCCATTAGCATGACACGTGTCCTTTCTACCTCTAATCCCACTTACTGGGTGAACCAGGTCACGTTTCCTCCTGATGTTGGTGGCCAATACTTGCTGTCTATTGAAATTGCCACCCAAAATGCTACTGTTTATGTCGCTTCTGGTGGTGCCGCAGGTTTCATTGGAAATGGTACTACCTATGGTCAGACAGTCTTTTCTGACTACTGGCCACAAGGTTCTGTTCAAAGTTCTGCTATCAGTGTTGGTACTACTAGTGCTGCCATTGGGCCTTCGAGTGCTCTTGAAACCGTCAACATTACTTTGACTGGTCTCTTTAATGTTCTTGGCTCAGGCGGCACTCTCACTGTTGATCTTCCTCTTATTCCCACTGCCACAACTGCTGGAAACTTTGCTATTAATTGGATTATTACGCAAGTTCCACCGGTCGGCTTTGGTGTTACGGAGGAAACAAAAGTTGCTGCTATGGAATTGCAACTCGAAACTTTGACAAAACGTTTGTCACGTCTTGACGCCTTTTTGGCTTCTGTCCAAGTCCCAAGTGCACCCACGCCGAGTCCTTCGCTTGGTCCGTGTTCTCATTCTTTGCCTGACGATGATCTTAAGGAGTCTCCCGTTAGTGTAGTTGTTCCTGATGGTCCAACTCCCACCCCCAACTCCAGTTTTTCCGGCTGGTTTGGTAAAGGCAACGGTGTTAAATTACCACCTCTCCCTGCCCGTCCCCTACCTGCCAAAGATCTTACTCGTTATGGTATTGAACGTAACCCTGGACCTATTATTGCTATCGATCTTTCTGTTGAAGAATCCTATGCGATTATCTTTGGTCCTCCAAATGATGCCTCTCCTTGGCTTTCCCTTCTTGGACACATACCGTCCTCAAATTTCAGTTTTGATGTTGTTTCATCTATTCTTGCTGAAAAATTTGATTGTGTTGTTCCAACTGACTTATGGTCACACCATCATGCTTGTCTTGTATTGGACGTGATGGTATCTAGCCTCATCTGTGATTTCGATTCTTTGAACGAAACCTCCGATGATGAATTTGATGCTGTTTCTGATTCCGATCATGACACTGCTGCGGCCTAAATCGTTGTGAACCTATCCTACAACCCGATTGGGACTTCTTCCCCCTTTGTTCATGAGTGTGAACATTGTGTATCTTTCGCGATTCACTCCAGAAGCTTTCCTGTTGATGCACATTAATACTAGCCGTTTTCTTTTGTTTTTGCTTAAGTTACGACGCATTCTTGTTTTCCTCTCCCTTGCATATCCGTTAAATTCGTGAGCTTGATTAGGTTACATCTATTGCTGAGTTTTATTTGTTTTTAGTAGTCGAAGAATAAAAATGTTCTTTCTTTATCTTTTTGTCTTACTCCCTTCTAGTGGCTGACGTTTCGTTGGCCTGCCTGGTTGGGTTTCACTGCGCGGGC